CCCATATCTTCTCCAGGCCAATATGAGGTAGGTGACTTCAAGTGCTTTATGTTACCTTGGATATGTGATGACAACTATCAAGAAACATGTGATGCTATAGAAAAATCAGACGCAAAGATTGCCTTTGGTCATCTTGAACTCACTGGATTTGAATTATATCCAGGCATGGTTCAACAAGGCGGTATTGATAAAGGTATCATAGAAAAGTTTGATACAGTATTCTCAGGACACTATCATACCAGAAGTAATGATGGTCAAACATTTTACTTAGGTAATCCTTATGAGATGTATTGGAATGATTGTGGAGACAAAAGAGGATTTAATATCTTAGATACTGAGACAGGTGAGATTGAGTTTGTAGAGAACACATATCATATCTTTGAGAAGATATACTATAACGATACACCTTCTGCTACATTTAAAGCTCATCTATACAAAGACAAGATCATAAAGTTATTTGTCAGGTCTCGTAAGTCTCAGTTAGAATATGATAAGTTTCTGGACAAACTTCTAAAAGCTGGTATAATAGATTTAAAGGTAGTTGAAAATACAGAAATCAATGATCGAGAAGTTGATCTTGATGGGGAAAAAGTTGAAGACACACTGACACTTCTAAATAAGTACATCGAAGACTCTGATTTTGACTTAGAGAAAGAAAGAGTCAAGACACTTCTTAAAGAAGTTTACCTAGAAGCTTGCGAAACTGAGTAATGTACATTCTATCACTTGCTGGTCACGAAGGGGAAGGAGCGTATGCCGTCACTAATGATGATGGCCAGAAGGCTCTTTATCTCTTTCAGCAAGAAGATGACGCTACAAGATATGCAGGCCTCTTAGAAGCGGAAGAATCTACGGTATTGACAGTTGTGGAAATAGATGATAACCTAGCTGTTGAGACCTGTAAAAAACACAAATACAAATATGTTATTATCTCATCAGATGATATAGTGATCCCGCCAAAAAATTATGATAGTATTCAAGACGATACGGTGGCGTAACTTTTTATCTACTGGTAATCAGTTTATAATTGTTAGTTTCCAAAAGTCTCCTACAAATTTGATAGTTGGTTCTAATGGTGCAGGGAAATCCACGATATTGGATGCTCTGACCTTTGTTTTATACAACAAACCATTCAGAAAAATTAAAAAGGCACAGTTAATCAATACTGTAAATGAAAAAGAGTGTGAAGTTCAGATAGAATTTGAGATACAAGGCAGAATTTATACCATAGTTAGAGGTATGAAGCCGACTTTATTTGAAATTTACATTGATGGTAAGAAACAAGATCAATTTGCAAACCAGAATGATCAACAGGCATACTTAGAAGACAATATTTTACGATTAAATTATAAATCTTTCACTCAAACTACAATTTTAGGGTCTGCAACCTTCGTTCCTTTCATGCAACTAGGTAATTCTGACCGTAAAGCCATAGTTGAGGATGTATTGGACATCAAAATTTTCTCTGGAATGGCAAAAATTCTAAGAGAAAAGATTAGTAAGGCCAATACAGAGATCAGAGAACTCACTATCAAGAAAGAAATGATAGAAGAGAAGATCGAAATGCAAAAAAACTTTATTGCTGACCTCGATAGTAGTGGAAAGAAGAGAATTAAGGATACCAGAAAGAAAATTGATGGATTATTTTCAGATACCAACTACTTGATAGAAACTAATGACAACTTGACGAGTGAAATTGAAGAAAAACACAAACCAAAGTTGCAAAACTTATCATCAGCCAAGACCACGCTTCAGAAAAAGAACACAATCAAAGCAAAACTGGAACAAAAGATACAGAATATAACATCCGATCATAAATTTTTTGTTGATAACGTATCATGCCCTACATGTGGACAGCATATAGAGGAAGAGTTTCGCTTAAATAAAATTGAAGACATCGAAGGTAAGGTCAAGGAGATTAATTCCGCCTACACAGACCTTACCAAGTCTATAGACGAGGAAAAAAAGAAAGAACAAAAGTTCCTAGATGTTTCTCATCAGATCACACAACTAACGAATGACATTTCCACTAACAATTTTAAAATTTCTCAGTACCAACGACAAATACGAGAATATGAACAGGAAGTTCAAGACATTACCTTACAAATTGAGAACAGAAATACTGAAAGAGCAACACTTAAGGGTCTGAAAACAGATTTAAAGACAGTAGAAACTGATAAAGCAAACCACACAGAAAATATAGAGTACCTAGACTTTGCAAACTCCATGATGAAAGACTCTGGAGTTAAGGCTAAGATAGTAAAAAGGTATTTGCCCGTCATGAACCAGAAGATCAACAAGTATCTTCAAATGATGGACTTCTATATCAACTTTACTTTGGATGAGCAGTTCAATGAGTGCATAAAGTCTCCAATACATGAGAAATTCAGCTATGAATCATTCTCTGAGGGAGAAAAAATGCGGATTGATCTGGCCATCCTTTTTACTTGGCGAGATATTGCTAAGATGAAGAACTCATCCTCTACAAACATACTAATTCTTGACGAAATATTTGATAGTTCACTTGACAGTAATGGCACTGACGAGTTTACAAAGATAATCAAGTATGTTATTAAGGATGCTTATGTGTTTATGATATCACATAAGGTTGACGAACTCACTGATAGGTTAGATAATTTAATTACCTTTGAAAAAATGAACGGATTCTCAAAAGTTAGATATTCTACATAATAGTATACTACGGATACCGTATGATACTACTAGATGGATGCCACTCACTTAAACTTGAGTGTGCTATAAGGGAACTCGGTTTCATTGATATGGAATGGAGAACTATCGCTCATGCTGGCATTTTTTTAGTACAACCTGTAGGTATGCCAAATGATCCCGAAGGAGATCTATTGGGGTTTACGATAACATATGAGAGTAAAGTAATAAAATTACAGAATACAGCGAAGAAAGCTTTAGATACAGCTATAAGATGGTCAGGGGACAGTTGACAAAGTGGCACACCACTGGTTGAAATTGGCACAAGGGGGATTATAATATAGACATAGACAAGAAAACAAATGCTCACAAAGATTAATTACGAAGTCAAAGGTCAACTTGCAAAACTACTTGCAACTGAAGATCTCATCATAGAGAACCGTAAGGTCGAGACAGCGATGTTTGACGTAGAACGTAGAGTATTGACCCTTCCAATGTGGGAGAAGGCCTCTGCGTCCGTATACGACCTTCTCGTGGGACATGAGGTTGGACACGCACTATACACACCAGCAGATAACTGGAAAAAAGATTATCCAGATCTACCAATGTCTTATGTCAACATTCTTGAGGATGTAAGAATTGAGAAGTTGATGAAGCGTAAGTATGCTGGTATCGTCAAGACATTTTTCAACGGATACAAAGAACTATCAAGTCAAGATTTCTTTGAGTTGGAGGAGAATGATGTAGAAGAGATGGGTCTACCAGACAGACTTAATCTAAACGCTAAGATTGGTAACTTTGTAGATGTTCCTTTCTCAGATGGCGAAGATTATTTTATCAACAGAGCAAACAAGACAGAAACATTTCAAGAAGTTCTAGATCTTTCTGTTGAGTTGTTTGATTACATGAAAGAAAAGATCAAGGACTCAATGGCATCTAATGGTGGAGAGTTAGATGAAGATTGGAAAGTTGGTAATGACTTTGGATTGGGTGAGTCCACTCAAGGAATCCCTTTTGAAAAAACTGAGTCTGATGAAGAACTATCATCTGAAGATTCAGAAGATACCAAAGGCCAAAGTAAGAACCCACAATCTAGTCCTGATCTTGGATCTGATTTTGATATGGAAGACATGGAAGCTGCTAGTGATATTTCTGGTGGGGAACATGGTAATCTAGAAACTATTACAGATAAAACCTTATCTGATAATCTAGAGAACTTGAACAACAAAGACAGACCAAGCAGTAGAGATCCTGAGTATTGCACAATACCAGACCTCAAGCTTGACAATCTTCATATCAAAGTCAATGATATTCATAGTGCTATGGATAGTTGGTATGCAGAACAACAAAGAAGATATGATGCAAGTGTTCTAGAAAACAATAACATCACTCCAAAGAACATCTATGAGACAGTTGACAATGAGTACAGACTTTTCCGTAGATCTGCTCAGAAAGAAGTCAACTATCTTGTAAAAGAGTTTGAGTGTCGTAAGTCAGCAGACGCATATGCTCGTGCTACAGTATCAAAGACAGGTGTTCTTGATTGCACAAAGCTTCATTCATACAAGTACAACGAAGATCTATTCAAAAAGATTACTACTTTACCTGATGGTAAAAATCATGGATTGATTTTCATTCTTGATTGGTCTGGTTCTATGAGCACAGTTCTCATGGATACTATCAAACAGTTATACAACCTAGTTTGGTTCTGTAAGAAAGTCCAGATTCCTTTTCAAGTATTTGCTTTTACTAATGAGTGGAATCGTTATTCACAGTATGACCCAAACAAGTCTTATATTGGACACTACTCTTTACCCTTTGAACATCATCAAATTAAAAATGGTCAACTCATTGTAGATAATCAATTCACAATGCTTGAGTTCTTATCAAGTGATGTTAAGAAGAAAGATCTAGAACATCACATGATGAACATTTGGAGAACGGCATCAGTTATGGATTGTAGAGGTCGTTGGGATAACAATTACTTCTATCAGCCTCCTCATGGATTACAACTATCTGGTACTCCATTGAATGAAGCACTTGTATCTTTAAATCAGTTGATACCACAGTTCAAAAAGAAAACAGGTGTTCAGAAAATCCAGTGTATCACTCTTACAGATGGTGAAGCACATCCAATCAGTTTCTCAAAAGAGTTTATTGATGGAGACGGTCACAGATAC